GCTGCTGCAAGCTTCCCTGTAGCCTCTCCAGAGCCTTCTGCTTTGATACATGCAATCTGCTTCTCAGTTAGTTCAGAGCTCTCTGAGACGCTTCCAGATACTCCTCCTGCTACTGACTGTTCATATGTCTTTACTTCTGACTTACCTAGACCAAGAAAACCTGCTGGTCTATCAACATGTTTTTCAGTTTCAATTATCTTTGGTGAGTGAGATTTATATCTGATGGTATATCCTTTCTCTGTAACACTTGCTATATAACTTGTATAAGGTCCTACAGGTAAATTTATTAAAGGTAAACTACTTTTTCTATTGACTGTTGACTGTATCAAAGCAAGATGAGACAGTCCAAATAATATTCCTAGAGAACCTATAAGTATTTTCTTTGATCTAGATGGCCTCTGACTGTACATTTTTCATGTTATATATACTTATTCTACTGTGATCTTTACTAACTAACCAGTCTATTATCTTTTTGGGTCGTAAGGGTCAGGTGTATTTCCCTCTGCTACCCACTCAAGATACTCTCGATAATCCATATTATCTTCATCAAGAGGTATTGATTTTCTAGTTTTAGTTACTTCATCTATAAGAAGTATACCAACTGTTATAGTTTTGCCTTTTATTGTATCGTCTAGATTTGCGTATTTAGCCATAATTAAATCTCCGCACTAAAGTTTAAATTTGAATCCCCAGTTTCTTGATGAAGAAATCCCGGATAGCCTTGTGTACCACTTGCATGAGCAGTGTTTCTTACTATGGATCTTCTTTTAGTATTGTAAAAAGAATCAAGCCTGTCAATAGTATCGGCTAGAGCATTCTGGTGAATATAATAACTACCACTATTATCATTAGATGAAAGAGTAGGTGCTGCTCTCATCTCTACAGGGAAATCAATGAGTGCTCTATAATCAGAAGCGGTAAGATAAAATCCAGGTGCTATAGGTGCATTTGTAACGTCAGAAGTTGAACCAATTTTTGTTGCCTGATAAAAATATCTCTGACATTTAGCAAGCTCATCTGCGAATAATCTATGCTCAAAATCTGTTGCATGTTCACCTACTTCTAATTGAATTCCTGTAAGTTCAAATGTTGCATCATCTGTTGTGAACCATGTTCCTGAAATATCTGGATATCTTATAGAACTGTTATAAGCTGCCCATTGATTTAAAACAAAACTATTATCAGTAGTGTCAGTTCCTCTAAATAGTGTCCAAAAAATTTGCAGCCCTCGGTCATTGTTATTATCAAACTGTATATTAGAATTTCCTGGAATTTTATAAGTAAACTTAGTCCATGTATCTGCTGAAGTAAAAGTCATAGCTACTCCATACCTTTGTTGTGTACCATCTTGAGTTGTTAAAGCTACATAAAAAGTCTGTGCAACACTTGACTTAGCCCAAAAAGATAATGTTGTATAACTAGAAGCTGAAGTATAATTCCAACCAGAATTTGCATTATCCTGTGATTCTACTGCATAACTAATAATACATCTATCACTAGCTCCAGCACCACCTGTCTGGTTTCCGTTTGTAATTTTAAATGCTTTTCTAAATCCTAAACTGTAAGGTGTAGTTCCACTTGCTACGTCAACTTGTGCCTGTGTCATTGCTTCATCTACACCAGAAGTTGATAAATCAAATCGATCAACAGTTGCTTTACCAGTACTTGTAGATGACGTACCACGTTGGGCTACAGTCATAGCTCCGTTAATTATTATATTTTTATTACTTAGATTATTAGTAATTCTAGCTGTACAGGTTCCATCATTAGCTACTGTTATCGCATCCGATGATGCTGATACTCCTCTTATTCCTCCGACTTTTAATGTACTCATAATTAACTAGGCTCCTCTGGCCAAGAGATATTAGACAATTTCATATCACTTGGTGTTTGATTTGCAGGCAAATCTCTTAATGCTTGCCTGTATGTTTTTTGTGCATCTGTAGTTATTCTATCTGACATAGCCATCCAGTCAGATTTAGAAAGTAATTCATTTCTCTTTTTTCTTAATTCTTCCATTGGATATCCATTGTCAATTTCAGTGGCTTTAGCATCTAAAGCAGATTGAGAAGGTGGTGTAATTCCATCTCCAAACTGCCTAAATGTAACTGAACCATCTTTATTTAAATCACAGATGATTGAATAATTTTGACCTGCTAATAATGCTTGTGCAGCTTCTGTATATGCTCTATGTTTATTGTTCATTAGTCTGAATACTCCGTAAATATAATTTTACTTAAACCATTACCAAATCTTACATCTGTTGTTGATATAGCACCATTATGATAATACGTACCCTCTCCAACAGTTTCTAATCTTACAGTTATAACACTCTCTGCACTCCATGTTCCATCAATTAAAAAACTAAAACTAATATTCATTCCATGTTGCATATCATCTCCTCTAAAATCACTACCAATATTTTCTGAAGTTGATCCATTAGGGTTAAAACCAAATTTTGTATAACTTCCACTTCCAACCTTATATGAAAGTCTAAAGTTTCTATCAGCATTACCAGCTGACATATACCCTGCAATATTTAATGTAACTAAAAGATTAGTGTTTGTACCTGCAACAGCGAATGTATCTTCACTCATTGTCTGATAAGATGTACTACTAGCAGCAAAATTAGAAATAGAACCACTATTTATCAACTTTTGCTGTACTTTTAAAACTTTTCCTTTATTTGCAAAACTCAGATTACCACTAGCATCAGTGACTAAAGCTTGATCTGCAGTACCATCATTTTGTGGAAGAATAAATTGTTTATTTGCATTACTGCCAGTACTAGCAGGAGCTTTTAGCTCTACAGTACCTCCTCCAGAATCAGCTGTTAATTTAATAGAACTCATGGTTTTGGATTAGCGTCCTTTACTTCTTTTATGTGGGTTGCCCACGTACCCGTTGTATCTAGTTTACCTGCAACAATATCCTTGTATAACATATCCAGCTGGTCACCGAAAGAGGCATATGTTGTAGAACCATTAGTCGTCCTATCAGTCTTATATTTTACAGCAGCAGCTTCTGCATCTAAAGTAACTCTTGCAGCATCAATATCACTTTGAACTAAAGTAATCTTTGTTCCGTCAGCTTTAAAAGCACCTAAATCATCTAAAATATCAGTTGCTTCTGGATATGCTTTACGTATTGCTTTATGATCTAATGTCATTATGCTGCGACCTCCATGCAACGAATTATTGAACCTGTTCTACAACCAGATGAACTGTTTGGGTCATTTTCTGACCGATTGATATAAAGTGTTCTGTTACCACCAGAACCATGAGTAATTTGTAAATGATATTCATGTGTTCCTGCACCAGGGCTGTCTGTAAAGGTAAAAGGAATTGATGTCATATTTTCATCATCATGATTAAAACCTGCACTTGAAGAACGTCTTTTATTTCCACTAGCAACACCAACACTCGCTGTAATATCACTACTATCTCTTCTTAAAGTGATTCCAATCCAGTTTGTACCTACATCTAAAGAACAAGTTAAAAAACCTTCAATAATAACTCTGTTACTGCCAGTTGTTGTTATGCTTTGCCTTAAAAAACCTGGGTTAAAGTCTGACCCTGCATTAATAGTATGTGATGAAGCATCAAGTCTTGTAGTTTCTAATACTTGAAGAATAGCTCCTGCACCTCTTTTGGGAGCCGTTACTGCATTTGCAGCAATCATATCAGTATCAACTATTCCATCTGGTAAACCTCCTACCGAGATTCCTGTTACTGTTCCTGATCCGTTAATTGCAATAGGCATAATTTAAACCACCGTATAGACTGAACCGCTAGGTATCGTGAGGGTCACGCCTGCGTTAATTGTAATCGGTCCAAAGCTACCAGCATTGCAGGTAGATCCAAATGTAGTTCCGATTGTGTAGTTAGTTGTTATCGTTGTCCCATTCTCTATTATCACCTTGTCAGATCCACCACCAGTTGCTCCAGATGGTGCATCAACATAGGACAATACACCAGCTCCATTTGTGGACAAGAGCTGACCTGAATTTCCTGTGGATGCTGGAAACTGTGCAACCTTTGTTCCATTAGCAACAATACCAATCAGTCCAGAACTTGCTCTGAAGAAACCGGTATCTGTGTCATCGGTAAATGTGATAGAAGGAACTGCAACAGTTCCATCAGGAAATGTTCCACCAGCATTTAGATAATCTGCACTAGCCAGTAACACCCCGAAGAATGATTCTCCAGAAGCTGGAGCAGAACTAAAAACTATATTTGTTCCTGATAGTTGAAATCCTGTTGTTCCAGTAGAATCTGGTTCCTGGACTACACCACCGACAGATATTATTAACTGAGTTTCGTACTTTGGAAAAGGAGTAGGTGCTACACCTCCTACCTGTAGAGCAAAAGATGTAGTACTACCATTAAAACTACCTGATATATCATCTATAGTTTTGTAATCTACATTTGCCCTTATGTCATTTCCAATATATGGCATGACTGTTTAACTACAATATTCTTTTTCTGTTCTTATTTTACAGGGAGTAATCTTCTAGATTATGTATTAGGACCAGCTGTTGATGGTTGTGTTGGCCAGACAACATCATCAGGAGTTTTATCTTTATAAGTCTGAGGAATATCTCTTAAATTTTGTCTGTATGCTGCCCACTGAGCTTGATCTACAGTTGCACCAGTTGTCATAGTCCAATCTGTATCTTTTAATATCTTATCTCTTGTAGCTCTGATACTATCCCAAGTAAGTGTATCCTCATCAGCAGCTTCGGCTGTATTAGTTTTAGCCCACTCAAGGTACTCTTGGTAATCGGTGTTTGCTTCATCAAACGGAATAAAAGCACCATCAGTTAATCTTTTAATAACTTCGTTTGTCGCTCCTGTTATTGAATTTTTTATTAATTTATAACTCATAATTATAGCTCCGCATCAAAGTTTACTCGAAGATATACAGGATTAGAACAACCAGCACCTAATTGTACATATCCTCCTCCTGTATTACCTACAGACTGATAACTGCTGACTGATCTTGTTGTACCTGAACTAAATTCTGTCAATGGATTTGTTCCTGTAACAGTTGGAGTTGTTCTCATTTCTGGGTTTAACTGAGGTATTGGGATTCGATCTGTACTATTCTGCATAAAGTTTATTATGGGAGTACCTGTAGACGAATTTACACCAAATCTATTATAGTATCTTTTGCAAAGCTCAAGCTCCTGTGCAAATGACCTATGCTCAAAATCCGTTGCCACAGTGCCTAATTCTAACTGAACTCCTGTTATAAAAATATCATTGCTAGTACTATCCATGCAGTTAACTTGTCCTACTGCACGATTTGCGTCAGTATCAGCACCCCAAGATGTTTGTAAAGTTCCACTTGAATAAGTAGAGCCAGCAGCCAACCACCAATTCAAATCCATTCTTCTTGCATTATCATTGGTAATTGTATTTGATGTTTCCATAGGGAAAGTAACAGTTTTCTTTTCCCAAGTATCTGCAGAAGAAACAGTATAGGCTTTATTGACATGACGACCACTATTTGACTGATCTACAAGTTCAACGATATGAGTTCCTGTTTTTGGTGATTTTATATAAAAAGATAATGTCACTTGTTGTGCATTAGCTGTTCCTTTTTTTAATTGCTGTAAATCTTGACCTTCAAATCTATAAGAGATCAAGGCATAATCACCAGCAGCTAAAGAAGAATCTGCTGTTGTTACATCAATATGTTGAGAGAACCCAAATCCTTGATCAGTGGGTGAAACCCCAGAACCGCCTTGTTTAAGTGTTACTACGGCAGCACCACTTCTATTAAACTTAAATCTGTCAGCACCTCCATAACCATCTGTAACTGAAGCTGTATCGCCACGTTGAGCCACTTGCATAGCTCCGTTAATTATTAAATTTTTCCTTTCACCAATCTTATCAGTTACTGATGTACCTAGTCTTTCTAAACCAACTTGAGATAGAGCCATTTGTTATACCTCCTTAAGTCTGTTCTAGATAACTTACAGCTACATCCAAAGCAGTTGCTGTCCCTGATCTGATTCGCAGGACATCACTTGACTCCATAATTATTTTTGATCCACTTATTATTTCTAATGATGATCCTGCAGGAACTGGAGCGTTTCTTATTATATAAACATCATCTCCTGTGTTTGTTACTAAATAAACATCAACCTGAGCACTTGCTCCTGTCTTGTTTGAAACTAAGCAACTTAAAAGAACTAGAGTTGCCGAACCACCAGCTGTTACGACGTTGGTGTTAGTACTACTAACAGCGTCTGTAACAACACTTGATTTTGTATCAATTTTAAAGGTGTTTGCCATATTAACTTAAAGCGAGTATGAGAGCGAGTTGGTCAGAAAAATCAGTAGTTCCATTTACAGTAATATTCCCGGTTATGTTTACATTACCTGGAATTGTGACCACACCAGATGAATCTATTGTAAGCCTTGCAAATCCACCAGTTACTAGTGATATTTGATCGAGACCTGGACTGATTATTCCTGTATCAGGATCTCCTGCAAACTTTAGAGCACAACTGGATAGTGATCCTATTGAAAAATTACAGTTACTTCCATCTTCTTTTAATAATGGAAACCCTCCAACTTGTGATGCATCATGAATACAAACAGTCTTCTTTTCAGTATCTACAGTTACTTCACCTACTGCACCTGTAAAAGCAGAATGCTGACCTGTTGTTCCTCTTCTAAATTGTACTTGAGTTGCCATAATACTATCCTAAAGCCACTGCTATTGCAGTAGCAAAACTTTCTGTACTGATTGTTCCATCTGTATTTGGAACAGTCATAGTTCGGGTCGTACTACCCGATATTCCTGAACATTCAAATGCTAATTTTTTAGAAGCATCTGAATTATCTTTTACTCTGAAAACATTATCTGCAAACTCAGGAGAGACCGCATTATCTACATAAGCTGTTGTTGCTACTTTAGTTGAGTTATCACTGGCAGATTGAGTTGTCGCTGTAATACCATTAGCTAATGCTCCAGAAACTGTGTTGTTACCTAAAACAATAGTTTTATTCGTTAATGTTTGTGATCCAGTAAGTGTTGCAACAGTTGCATCTATTGCAAAGGTAGCTGTATTACCTGTAGAGGTAGATGCTATACCAGCTCCTCCAGCTAATGTTAAAGTTTCTGAATCAAGATCAATGGCAATTGAATTACCATCATCAGTTGTTATATCTAAATCCTCAGCAGTAATCTGAGCTTGTACATAAGCTTGGGTTGCTATAGTTCCATTTGCATCTGGAACAGTTAATGTTCTTGTTGTGCTACCAGATATTCCTGAGCACTCAAAAGCAAGTTGTTTTGTATTATCTGAATTGTCTCTGATTCTAAAACCGTTGTCGTTAGTTACAACAGCACTGGATGTTATAGAAGATAAACCAGTAATCGTCGTAGCACTACCGCCCAGGGCAATACCAGTAGAACCAACAGTAACAGAACTGTTTGCCAGTTGGGAGTTAGGGATAGCATTAGTTGAAAATTCTCCTGTACTTGAGTTATAAGTTAATCCTGATCCAGAAGCAATACTAAGTGTGCTTAATAACGCAACTGTTCCTGTGGCATCAGGGAATGTAATTGTTCTATCAGCTGTAGGATCAGTGACACCTAAACTTGTTTCAAAGTTATTAGCTGTGGCTCCTTCAAATATTATTGTTCCTGTTACACCACTAACATTAATTGAATTAGCTGCTCCAGCAGTCGATCCACTGGCATATAAATCTTCAGCTATAAAATCATTTACTCCTGCGAAGTTTAATGTGGTAGCACCTAAAGAAACACTTGTGCTTCCTATTGTAAAAGAAGAGTTTGCTAGATTACTGTTAGCAATTGAAGATGCACTTGTTAATATAGTTCCTGTTTCATTTGGTAAGGTAAGAGTTTTATCTCCACCTGTTGCATCTGCAGCTGTCAGTATTATTTCATTCGCATCAGCAGTTGATCCTTCAAACGTAATATTTCCACTACCAATTTCAATAGCATTAGCTGCATCTTCTGTACCTGCTATCAGAGTCGTTGAAGCTAAAGAAGTTAAACCTGCAAAGGTTACTACAGTTGCACCAAGCCCAACAGCTGTACTTCCTATTGTTAAAGATGAATTAGCTATTGAAGAATTTGGTATGTTAGCAAGACCAAATGCTCCTGACGCTTGATCATATGTTAAGCCTTGAACACTATTACCACTTACTGATCCTCTGATATCAGAAGTTGAGGTTCCTGTATAAGTTATTACCCCAGTTGAACTATTGTATGCAAGACTTCCAAACCCTCCAGAATCAGTTACTGATACTGCTCCTCTAGCCCTGGCATTTGTAAAATATAGATTGGTATTCTCACTAAGGTCGGCTGTAGTATTGCCAGCGAAGTCTAATTTATCTGTAGGAGTATTAACCTCTTGAAATAAACCACTTACCAGCGTAATAGCCTTACGTGTTGCCATCTTTTAATTACTACTGTTAGTTTCTTATTTAATAAAAAACTTTTACTATCCTTCTATTTTATCTTTAACAATTTTAGCGAAGCTGGATAGGACGCTTTATTCGTACAATTAATTCGTTTGTATTTGCTGCTTCACCTACAGGAGTCACATATTGACCAGCTGTTGATGGTGGTGTTTTGACAACTTGTCCTGCAGTTGTTGCTGATAAAAAGAAAAGATCACCAGCATCTAATGTCTGTGCTACGGCTACCTGACCTGAAACTATCGCACGAACTGTATTACCTGAAGTCACTGTAGTCTCAGCAAAGCCAGCTACTGTAGCCTGATCTAAAGTTCCGTTTGCCACTGCTTTTCCTACCTTTCCATCAGAAGCCCTGGAATATAATGCATCTCCCTGAGTAACATCTTCAAAAGTCAAAGCCTGATAGCCAACTACTTTAAATACAATAGGGTTAGGCATTGTAGCCCTAAAATCTTCAAGAACAGCAACGAGACCTACTTCATTAGCTGCATATGGTTCTAAATCTTTTACACTGGACATTATCTTAAAAGTACTGGAGGTTCAATGTGGATTGCAAAGTCAGTAGTAGTAGATGCTTCTCCCACACGAGTTACTGCTTTACCTGCACCAGATGGAGGTGTTGTTGTAATAGCTCCAGCGGTTGAATCAGATAAGAAAAATAAATCTCCTGCATTTAAAGAACTTAATGTTTTTAGTCCCACAACAATTACCTTTACAGTTTCATTAGCCAAAGCAGCAGCGTTGGCAAAACCTACAACAGTTGCATTTTCTAGTGTTCCGTTAGCTGCACTTGCTTTTCCTACCTGACCATCGGAGGTACGCATAAATAAAGCATCACCATCAGCTACATTCTCAAATGCGGTTGCATTGAATCCAACCTGCAGTGGAGCAAAAGTAGGAAAGCCTTCTTTTAAATCTATCAATGCATCAACCAAACCTCGCATATTATTTTCATAAGGTGAACGAGTCATTGTAAACCCATTAGCAGTTAACAGATCTACAAGAACTTTTATTGCACCCTCTATATTTGGTTCTCCTTGTGCCATCTAATCTTAAGTTTTGTATGAGACTATTCTAAGTTGTTAAATCCCTTAGAATATAAGTAAAGAGAAACAAAAGATTTAATGGAACCAGAAGTTATTGCCATTGCCATAACCAGTGGACTAGCAGCTTTCACTGGTGTTATAAAATCTTTGAACGGTTTTAATGAAAAAATTCAGAGAAGATTTAATAAATTACAAGATGAGATCAATCGTGTTGAAGATGATATGATTCGTGGCTATGTATTGAAGCAGGATTTCATACGTGAGATGGATGTAGTCCATCAAAAGCTGGATAGAATACTAGAATTAATGATCAAACAGAACTCTAAGTAATCTTAGATAATATTTTTATAGCTTTCTTACGTGTCTTACATTGTTGAGCTTTGAGATTAAGTTTAATTAATCTCCAGTGATCACCTGCCTGCTTTATCTGTCTTTCTTTATTCATACAATGTTCACAATTACACCTTTCTTTTAGTTGATTGCTGTCCATCCACCTATACTTGCTCTATAGATATGTAAAGTGGTCGTTGATTCTATAAAATGCAACTGACCATTTACAGGATTAGAAGGAAACCCTGTATTAGTTGTAGAAGCTACTGCCTTTGCATACTGCCAGTTAGTTCCATCATGAACTCTAAATAACTCTGTACTTGATGTATCAAGCCAAGATTCACCTTTAGAGAAACTAGTAAATCCAGTTGGTGCATTATTAGGTTGAGTAGAGCCTACATGTATGGGTCCAACTTTGATTAAACCTGTACTGGGAGAGGCAACATTATCTGCAAAGAATAATCCAGGATCTCCTGAATTTATATTCACACAAAGTTCACCTGCACTTATTCTGGTTGGTACTGGTCTGTCATTTAATAAACTTGATCTTCTGCTTTGAATCTGTATTGTCATATCTAATTAAGATAAAGTCCTGCATCTACATTTATGGACTGTTCTACTCCTGGATTATAAGTTGAGCAATCCATAGAACTTATTCCCGCTCCTGTTTCTGGTATTCCATTTAAATACACTCCTCCCTCCACTTCACCAAACTGGAAGTCAGGGGTAAAGTCTGTAAGTGGTTGATTAACTAATCCAATACGAACATCTTCTATCAATTTAAAATCTAAATTAAGAACTTTCTGCATAGACATCAATGTTGATGCTGCATTATTCAATAGCTTTCCATCACGACTTAACTCTCTACCATCACGTCTGATAGTATCTGTAAGTTTCATAGTTACAAGAGTAGGATCAAACTGTGCTATTTCTTCTGGTGCATTTCTCTGTCCAAATTCGATATCCTTATTTCCTGTCCAGGGTAATCCATAACCTAGAAGTGCCATACGTTCTGCAGCTTTTCTAGTACGTTCCTGTTCTTTTTCAAAGTTTTTGTAGAATTTATCTAGAGCATTACCAGCTGGCTGGTCATTAGGTTCAAGCAACCAGGTATTTACATATTCATGTATCTTTAAATTACTTACAGTACAGTCACCCTGTGTAGTACCAGAGAAAGGATATACAATCACTATTGTATTCTCATCTGGAACAGAACTTATTACATATTGACCATCTAATAAATCACCACTGGTAAAATCAATAGCTACTCTTTTATTAGGAAGTAGTCCATGATTGACAATAGTTATTGTCACATTAGGTCCACTTTGCTGATATCGTCCTTCAAAACTAAATTGATCATTACCCTCATCATGTTTCATAGACCATAAAGCTGCATAGATATGTTTACACCAACGAGTCTGATAGTATAAAAGACCTGAAAGAGAACCTTCTGGATCATCATTATATTCAGGTACCTGATAAAAATTACCTGTAGGTGCATATCCAAAATCATTAAAAACTCCAGGATTATCTCTAGAATCAATTACATTACCTTCTCTATCCTGTCTTGTTCCGGGAATTACACTTTCAATACCTGTATTGGGAAATCTTTCATCAGTTGTATCTTTATATAAATTATATTTTCTACGACGCATGAAGTCTGGACAATTACATTGATATCTGATTTCTGTAGTAAGAAATCTATCTTGTCCTGCAAGAAAACCTCTATGTGCAGGAGTTACCGTCTTAGGTTTATTATTTACAAGTTGTACACCATAACTTTCATCACGTTTAAATAGTATTTCATCAGTAGATAGATCAACTCCGGTAACTGTATTACCTACATAATTATTAAAATCAAATCCTTTTATTCTTCTTTGGACTTTTAAATTACCACTTGCTGTAACACTAATAATAGATTCAGCTGTGAATTCAGTTGTACTTGTAACTATTATTTTATATAAACCAGTTTTTGTATTACCAGATGTCACCTTTAGGAAAACTTGATTACCTGTAGATAAGCCATGAGGAGAGCTACAGGTTACTGTTACTGTATTACCTGATTGAGAGTAGGTAGAGTTAACTCCTGAATCACGTTCTACTACACGATCAACAAGTCTTTCACCAGCTAGTAATGTGACTGGTGTTGGCATGCTTCTTATCTTCACTCTTTGCTCTGTCCATCTGGTATCAGCAAATCCTTCTGCAGTATCAGCAAATTCCTGCCTTACATTTACAGTTCCAGCTGTTGTTACTGATGCTGAACTTGTACAGGTAAAAGTATCGTCAGTTGTAGAAGTTATAACTAATGTTTCATCGACTGCAGTTCCAGATGTGTAATCAAGGAATGCACTTTCTCCTACACGTAATCCATGATTGACTAGTGTTACAACAACAGTGGTACCAGATTTGTTATAAGTTCCTGCAGTTGCTGCAGTGACATACCTAACAGAATCAATGGGTAAACCAAGATCATAAAGATTAAGACTATTGGCATCACGAATACCAACTGTATGTTCTCCTTCTTCATTACCAGCACTGGGGAAAGTAAATATTCTTACAGGTACAAAAAGACCTGGGAAATACTGGAATGTAAAGAACATTCTAAAATCTCCCCTAGTGTTTCTGCCTGTAGCAGATGATCCTAAATATTGTTGAGTTACAACATAAAGTTCATATCCTCTTCTCCATCTACACCATGTACTATCAAAATCATAAAATCTTATTTCACTATAATCATCTTCTCTACCTATAGGAACAAACTGATATGGTATCTCAGTATAGTCACCTTGATTTGATTTCTCTCTTTTTAATACTGCATCTGAGAAACCTTTAAAAGAATTATCAAAAGAAGTACCGAAACCAGATCTTCTTCTTGGCATTTATCTAAAATTTAAAGTTGAATCCTATTCCAGCTCTATAATTTCCAGAAGTATCTGCTGAACCTGTTAAATCAAGATATTTATTTAATTGTTTTTTACCTTCTATATTTACATTTGTATTTCCATCAAATCCTTGTGCAAGATTAACATTTACATTATTATTATCTCCACCAAAACCTGTACCGATCTGAAGACCTTTTGTATCAACTTTGGCATCAATATTCTTTCCTTTATAACCAGCCTCAGCATTGTAATTTACACCTCCTTGAAGTGAAGCACCAGCACCAGCGTCTGCATAGAATCCTTCGTCTCCGCCTAAATTAGCAGCAACATTAACATTAGGATTGTAATTAGCAATGTCTGTAAAGTCTGGTTTAAAACCTCCAGCACTAATATTTATATTCTTTTTATCAGTAGCTTCTACTGATTTTGCTTCCGGACCAAATGCATTCGATTCAGTATTACCACTCTCTTTTTTAATACGTGCTTTACTTAAAAGCTTTTCTTTTATTGAATTAAAAGCTCCTTGTTTATCCATCTCATTATAGATACCTTTTAATCCTTCAACGAGACTTACTTCTCTTTTTTCCATTTAGTAATATCCACCCTGCACATTCACATAAAATCCATTTGTTAATGAGCCTATACCGCTTATTCCTACATGTAAAGCTGATCCACGAGGTAACATTAATCCTCTTAACTTAGGTGCAAAACTTGCATTAGTTCCTCCAAAGTTAGTACCGGAATGAGCTACAGGTGAATTTATAAATGGAAGTATTAATTTTTCACTTAGACTAAAACTCTGATCCGCAGGAACAGATTCAACACTAGCAGTAAATAAAGGTAAGAACTGAGTAGTCCCTGTCACTGTAGTAACACTTGTTAAGTAAAATACAAAATCAACAGGCTTTTGAATATTTACATTACTGGAAGTTATAGTTCCTGAAGCAGAACTATTTGCAGTGAAAGTATTTGCACCGGTTACAGCTGTCACTGTTACTTCTTCCGTTGGTGCTCCACCACTCTGTACATCAAAAAATAACTTCTGTCCTACTTTAAAATTATGGTTAGTCAGAGTGACAGTCAAAACAGCAGCAGCTCTTGTATATGTGGCAGCAGTTGCTGTTACAGCATCGATGACTCTATTAACATCCTTTGTATATCTAATGAATATCTCATCTATATATGCACCACTGATCTGAGTATCTGTTAATGCTTGGTCAACATCAAATACTTTAGTTACGTTACCAATTGATGTAGGTAACAAACTCGTAGAGAATAATTGTCCTGTCTGTGTTCTTACAAGAGTACTATTAGATGCTGGTCTATCCAACATCATTGGTTGTTTATTTGT